CAGTGTTACCACTCAATGACAAAACACTTGGTGCTATCGGTCGAGGTATTGCTCAGACAATGGGTGGAACTTCACCGACCATCAACATTAACATTACTGGTAATACTATCAGAGAAGAAGCTGACATCATTCGGATTGCTGATGAGGTAGCGCAGAGGATTGCTGACGAATTGCAACGCAAGACACAATTGAAAGGAGGGTTTGCATGATAAAGCATAATGAGCTTGTGATTGACGGTGTGAGGACATCGTCTTTTCCATTTAAGGTCATTGTCCACGACTCTCCTTCAATTGCACTGGGAGAGAGTAAGACAGCTCTCTTGGAGCATGGTGGCATCAGTGGAGCAATCGTTCAGACGAACAAACATAGGGAACTGGTCAAGAAACCTTATACGATTTACTTGGTCAAACCTACTGAAGAACAGATGAACCAATTTATGAGTCTGTTTATCCGTGAAAAGTTCTGGCTAGAGAGTGAGCGAGTTAAAACAACTCGTCTTTGGTGCTATAAGGTCAATGTGAGCGACCTTGAAGAAGTGCAACCTGGTCTTTATATGACCAAAGCAACCTTCACTTGCCACCCTACCAAATATTTTAAAGGCACCGATACACAGAGGTTGACAAGAAGTGGGACTTTGACCGTTCAAGGTTCTGCTCTTGCTTTTCCTAAAATCACAATCGTTGGTCAGAGTGCTTCTGAGACTTCGTTTACAATCGCTGGTCAGGTCATCCGTCTTGAACGACTCACTGAGTCGCTTGTGATGGTCAACAATCCTGATAATCCTAGTTTTAAGACAACCACAGGAAAACCAGTGAAATGGTCAGGGGACTTTATCACAGTTGATCCAGCGAAAGTGAAGAATGTTGGGGTTGTTCTAGGTCAAGGTATTCAATCGCTTGAAATCGAGACGGTTTGGGGGTGGGCATAATTGCTTTATTTACTTAATAAAGATGTGAGAACCGTTCGGTGGAACGGGGAGCCACTTCATGAAACAACTTCGGCGATTGTTAAAGAGACCATGAATGGCGATTTCACCTTAACTGTGAAGTATCCCATTTCCGACTCTGGTATTTATCAGCTCATCCAAGAAGATATGCTGATAAAGGCGCCGACTCCTGTTCTTGGTGCGCAGTTATTTCGCATTAAGAAACCTGTTGAGAACAATGATCATCTGGAAATTACAGCCTATCACATTTCCGACGATGTGATGCAACGTTCTATCACACAGGTGAGCGTGACTAGTCAGAGCTGTGGCATGGCTCTTTCTCGCATGGTTCAAAACACCAAAACTTCTTTGGGGGATTTTTCTTTCAATAGCGATATCCAGGATCGTAGGACCTTCAACACGACTGAAACAGAAACTCTGTACTCTGTATTGTTGGATGGTAAGCACAGCATTGTTGGTACATGGGAAGGCGAGCTGGTTCGTGATAACTTTGCAATGACTATCAAGAAGAGTCGTGGCGAGAATCGTGGTGTTGTTATCACGACACACAAGAATCTGAAGGACTACCAACGCACAAAAAATAGTCAGAATGTTGTCACAAGAATCCATGCTAAGTCAACTTTTAAACCCGAGGGCGCTGAAAAGGAAACGACCATCAGAGTGACTGTAAATAGTCCTCTTATTAACTCTTATCCTTACATCAATGAAAAAGAGTATGAGAACAACAACGCAAAGACTGTTGAAGAATTACAGAAGTGGGCACAGGCCAAATTTACAAATCAAGGCATTGACAAGGTCTCTGATGCTATCAAGATTGAAGCCTATGAACTTGATGGGCAAGTTGTTCACATGGGTGATACGGTCAATCTCAAGAGCTGGAAACATAATGTTGATGCATTCAAGAAAGCTATTGCTTATGAGTTCGATGCCTTAAAAGAAGAGTACATCTCTCTGACTTTCGACGATAAGGCAGGCACTGGTGGTTCTAGAGCTTCTGGTGGGCTATCTAGCGCAGCAGATGCAATTCTTGGAGTGACAGAATCAGCTCAAGAAATTGCCCTTGAAAAAGCTCTTCAAAATGCTGACTTAGACTTTGATCATAAGGCTGGATTGCTTAGACAGGAAATTTCTGACGGTATTGAACTTGCCAAGGCCAAGGCTGAAGAAGTCAAGCAAGAACTGTCTGACACTATCAATCAGCGCTTCGACAGCTTTGACAATGGTCCATTGAAAGAAGCCAAGCGCAAGGCTGAGGAAGCATTGAAAAACGCTGGTGCAAGTAGTTTGCTTGCTCAGGAAGCCAAGCAGATTGGGCTGGATTCTGTTGCTAGACTTGAAGCGTTTAAGTCACAGACTACGACCACTCAGACGACTTTGTCAGGCGCTATAGATGCCCTGAAACAGACTATCGCGAACGATATTCGACCGAAGCAGGCACAGGCTGAAGTTGAGATTGCCAAGCAAGTTGAAGCACTTAACAAGACCAAGAATGAACTGGCTGGTGTGAAGTCAGCGCAAGCGACGTATGAAGAGACAACGACTCGTAGACTGTCAGAATTGACCAACTTGGCTAATGGTAAAGCCAGTAAGTCAGAACTCACACAGACAGCCGAGGAGCTAGCTAGTAAGATAGCGAATGTTAAAGTTGGTGGTAGAAACTATTATCGAGACTCTGAGAAGGTTCGAACAAGTACGCGTTTCTTCCCGTTTCCTTTACATCCATATCTTTCACAAGAAAATGTCGGAGAAATTTGGACTCTCTCGTTTGATTTAAAAATCAATGAAGGGGGTGAGATTCGTCCTCTACATTTTTATCACTATCAAACAAATCGCTTTGGTCTGAAAGCTAGTGCTGACATCACTCCAAGCAAGGACTGGCAACGGTTCACATTCACAGGTCCAGTTATCTTTCCGAACGATGACCCTCGTTATTCGAGGGGAGAGATGGCCTTGTATGACTACGGTGGAAATAATAACTATTCCGTTCGTAGAATTAAACTTGAGAAAGGCACTCTAGCTACTGACTGGAGTCCAGCAATCGAAGACACTGATGGTCAGATTTCAGCCGTCGAATCCAACTTCAAACAGCGCGCTGATGCGCTTGATGCTGGAGTGAGGCGTTTGACTGAAGGTCTAAGAACCAAAGCGGATATCAGCTCACTAAATGTGACTGCTGAGAATATCCGGCAGTCTGTGAAGAGTCTTGAAACAAACACGCAGAACAAGCTAAATCAGATGTTGAGCCTGGCTGAATTTGAGGTGCGAGCTGGTTCTATCCGTCAAGAAATCTTGAACGCAACAAAGGATAAAGCAGATAAGACTCTGGTCGTGGCTGAAGCTGGGAAATTGCGAGAAGAATTTTCCAGATTGCGAATCGGTGGCAGGAACTATTATCTAAACTCTGACAAGTTAGTTACACGACCACGATTTATTCAATTTGACATATATCCTTATTTAACTGCTGATAACATCGGACAAGATTGGACTTTTTCATTTGATTTAAAAATAAATGAAACTGGTACAGTCAGACAACTTCACTTTTATCATTACCAACGAAATGGTTTAGCAATAGAGGTTGATACCTTTTTTAATCCGTCAAAAGAATGGAAAAGATATTCTTTTACTGGGAAGGTTGTTCAAGGTGGCACTAATCCTGCATATGCAAAAGGTGCCATGGCTATTTACGACCATGCAGGAGACAATAATATTTCAATTCGAAATATTAAATTTGAAAAAGGCACTCTAGCAACAGATTGGAGTCCAGCGGTTGAAGACACTGACGGTCTTATCGCAGAAGCTAAGGCTACTTTTGAGCGAACGGCTCAGGGTTTGCGAACCGACTTATCAGCTATTCAAGAATATGTCAATAAAGACGGTCAGCGACAAGAAGCATTGCAGCGCTATACTCGAGAAGAGAGCGCTAAACAAGTAACGGCTGTACGTGAGCTGGTAACGAGGGATTATGTAGGCAAAGCGACTTATCAGGAAGATGTTAAGGGCATCAATCAGAGGATTGAAGCTGTTAAAACTAGTGCGAATAAAGAAATCGCTAGCCAAATCGCTAGCTATCGTCAATCAGTAGATGGTAAGTTCACGGATATTTCAAGTCAGATAACTACTTATAAGCAAGATGTGGGCGGTCAAATCAGCGGTCTATCAAATAGACTTACAAGCAGTGAGCAAGGAACCACTACTCAGATTTCAAATCTTTCAAATCGGATAAACAGTAATAAACAAGGCACAGATAATCAGATTTCAAATTTAAAGACTCAGGTCGCTACAAACAAGGATAATGCTGAACGACAAATGGGTAGAATATCTGATCAGGTCTCTGCAAACAAAGCAAATGCTGATAGTCAATTTGCGAATGTGACCAATCAACTAGCACGAAAAGTAGAGACTACTGACTTCCAGCGAGTCAAAGAAACCAGCCAGCTCTATGAGCGTATTCTAGGCAATACTGAAAATGGAATTGCGGATAAGGTTGCTCGTATGGCTATGACCAATCAGCTGTTTCAGGTTGAGGTGTCAAAGGCTTCAGCTGGTGGACGAAATCTATTTCTAAATTCATTGTTTAAGTATGATCTTCATCAACGTTATTCAACATATCATGTAAATGACAGTGTTGAACAAACGCAAGGACAGCTTGCTTTGAGTATAGACTCGAATACGAAATTCAGAGGAGCTAATACGTTGAAAATTGTATCGACGTTCAACGGGAAGCCGAACAATCAGAAAGTTACTTTTAGAACTGGCGGAGATATGCGCTTGAATACAGCAGATGAAATGCGCAATAAATCTGTGCGTTTCAGTTTTTGGGCAAAGTCTACTGTCAATAACACGAATTTTCAAGCTAGAGCAGGAAATCGGAACGCCGTTGAAGGTGTCTCGTTGACTACCGATTGGAAATTCTATGATATTCAGTTAACAAAAAGCGAGAATTCAAATGCAAGTAATGAAGTAATCATGCATGTATTCACCGCTGCGACTGTTTGGATTGCATTTCCAAAAGTTGAGATCGGAACAGTATCAACTCCATTCTCAGAAGCTCCCGAAGACACAGACGAAGCTATTCGCACGGTTCAGAGCCAACTATCTGGTTCATGGGCCGTCCAAAATCTAACCAGCGCAGGTTCAATCGTTTCACAAATCAATGCGACGAACAATCAAATCTTGATTGAAGCTGAAAAGATTAGAT